TTGCAGTGTGGGAGGTCTGTCCAGATCTCTTACACACCTTGTGCGCTAAGCGTCGGTTTTACCGACTCCGCGCATGAATGCTTGATAAGCCGCATTGGGGTTTTCAAACATTTCGTAGAAGTCTGGGTCAAATAACCCGGCTCCTGCGGTCCGTGCTACAACATTTGTTAAGTGTAGCACGGCCTTGGTAAGGGGATCCCCCATTAGGACCCCCCCTACCATGGTGACAGAGCGAACATTAACGCCGTAAGACGGTTCCTCTGTGCCGATTTTCTCCAATACGCCAGAGGCGTAGAAGAAAATCTTTCTAGGCTGAAAGCACGTCTTTAGTACTATCGCCTGGAGCAGGGGTGGGATGCCACATTTGGCCATCCAAGCCCCTCCAAGATCGCGTGCCACTTCGTGTGTCATGCGGTCTGTTGCCTCTTCGTAGTCTGTAGAGCCTACGTAGAGGTTTTTGAAGGTGTCTATCCGTTCGATATAGCCTTCATATGGATTTTCCTCCCGAGAGTCGAGAGAAAAGACCATATCTCTTAAGTCGTCTGACATCATCCGACAGAAGAGATTCCACCCGTGATTGGCCTTGCCCATCCCGGATGCACTGCTCCTTATACCCCTTTCCAGAGGTACAGAGCATATTTTGTTCACAAGATCTAATACGATCTTGAGACAAACACGGGCCTTGGTAACGCTTCTCGCCTTACCAGGCTCCTTCACCACCGTTAGAAAGGCTTGCCTTAGCAAGTCCGGTGGTGTACGGAGAACGTGATCTAGCGAAAGCCAAAAGATCACCTCTCCAGTGGAATCGAACCCGTCCGGAGGACGGTATGATTCGATTTCTCCGGTGTAGAGGTTCCGAATTGGAACATCTTCACCGATCGGTAGAGACTCGAGTATTTCCCTCGTTGCCTCTATCGTGCCGCCTTCTTTCCTGGTCTTTTCCCAAGAAGAAGCGGTACTCACTGTTACCCGCGCTTTTGTCGCGAGACCAGTGAAAGCCTCTTGAGGAAGTTCATTTATAACTTTCTCGAGAGTCTTCCTCCTGATTGCCTGCATCGTTGCAGTCTCAGGAGGTCTTGCAGTCGATATGGTGGTTAAGAATTTCACCTTCGATTGCAATACGACCAGAGGTGGCGGTGTTCCGCATCCTCTAGTCTGTGAAAGTATG